CCAACAGCACCAACATATCGGTAAACCTGAGAACCTTTAGTTATTTCTTTATATCCATCGTGGAAAACTTTACTAACTTGGTCAATCGCATTACCTACGTGTTGTAATCTTCGACCTCCTTGAGGTTGACTATTAATTAATCTCTGAGTGTCATCTAAAATAGAACCCCCCTTAAAAGTCCTGTTTGTTGATTCAGTTGTGTTATATGATGAAGGTTTAAAGTCTTCATCCTCATTTGTAACAACACCACCTAAACCAACTTTTTTTCCGGCATTATCTTTATACTTTGGAGAAACCCAAGTAAAACCACCTTCAATACCACCACCATTAGAATATGTAGGTCCATTAGCACCTAATCTAATATCTTTACTTGGTCCTTCATAAAGTTGTGCTAACTCTTGAGGCCCATATACTGGTGATTGTTGTTCTTTACCAAATTGGTCAACAGGTAAATCACCTCCCGGAGAAAATATTCTTGACGGGTCAGAATTTCTTGAACCAACATAAAAATTACTGTTATCAGATAATGTCCCGGTTAACGCACCGGCAACTCTATCAAATACACTTCTATCAAAATTTGGTTTGTATTTGTTATAATCAATGTTTTTAAACAAACGTGATTTTTGACCAGCACCTGTATTGTTATAAAAAATTTGTGACCCGGTTTGACCCGCACCTAATAATTGATTAAAAAAGTTTCCAACAGTTGTTCCTGCAATTGCGTTTGTAACTTGTTGAATTGTTGTAGGTTGACCCGGATTAATCGCTGGGTCAAAATAAGAACCCGGAATTAAACTTATAGGTAAAATACTACCACCTAATCTAAGTGCAAAATCAGCGGCAGCTGTGATTGGATTTGATGGTACGGTTATTTGCCAGTTTGGTTCTAATATTGGAACTTGTCCTGATAAAATATTAACTAAGTCAGTACCACTTGTAACATTTAATATGTTGGCTTGTCCTATCGTCTCTAATCTTATTCGAGCGGCAATTCTTTCTTGGAATTCATTTCTAAGTGTTTGTGCCCCTAAACGAGCAATATACGAATCCTGACTTAGATTACCATTACTACCGGTTGGGTTAGTTGATAATAAGATTGATAATGGAGAATACGATGATGCAACAATTGGTCCCGGATATGGTTGTCCGTTACCTTGTCTGTCTTGGTCAGGTCTAACTGTCTCTAAACTTGAAAATGATTCTGCCGAGTCAAACACATTTAACCCATCAGCATAAGCATTTAATGGTCTCCATAACCTTACCGCGTCATAACCCTCATCAACAATATGAGCATCTTGTTGACCTGGTCCATATTCACCTTGATTAGAAATACTATTAGTTAATCCATTTGGGTCGGGAACTTGTTGATATCCACCTTCATTACCATATCGATTTAAAGGATACAGTTGATTAGCTAATGATGGGACATCAATAAGTTGGTCAGGACTATCAATAACCGATAAATCTGACTGAATATGTTCATACGGAACTTGAACAGAAGGTCTACTTGGAGATTTAGCGTAAGGTACTAAATTCCTTGTTATTAATTTCTTTCTGAAACCATCCGAATTTACGTAATCTAATGGACTATTTGACATCTATAATTTTTATTTATAAATAGATTATTAATAAGTTTTTGAAACAGGTTCTTTTGATTCACTAGGTATTAACCTAACAATATAATCCTTAAATCTTGAATCATTAAATGTAGTATCTAAAATTTGTTTTAGTTGTTCTGATGAAAGTCCCGCAGGAACTTTAACATCAACCTCAATTTTTCCTCCAACATCAACAGTTCCTTTAGTTGTTTGAGTTGTTGTGTTGCTTTGCGTATTTTGTAATGTTTCTATTTTATTTCCTGACGACGCGTTTAATGGAGATGCGGAACTTGGTGATTTAACACCAGAAATCTCATTAATTTTTTGAAACCCACTTTTAAGTGTACTCTCACCAACTGTCCTATTTGTTAGTTTTGTTGCAATATTTTCACCAACCTCTTTTAGTGTCTCAGTAAATCTTTTTTGAGATGCGTCTAAAGTAGTTCCAAGTCCATTTAATCCATTTGATAATACATCGGTAAGAGGTTTATTACCCTCTTTTAAGTCTGTTGCAACCTTACCTAAAGTATCTAATATACCTTCACTTAAATCCCTATAATCTTTTGTTTTTCCAAATTTATCAGAAGTTTCCCCAAGAATTGTTTTACTCGCTCTTTGAGCACCTGCAAGACCTTGTCTTACTTGTTTTGGACTAGTAACTCCTTGTTCAAAAGCAACTCTCATCGCTTTAATATCTGCCAACATTGCTTGGTCAATAGTAAGTTGTGACCTAGCAATCTCTTCTAATGTTTTAGGACCTTCTTTTTGTTCTTTAATCAATTTATCCATTTCGGTTTGAGTAACCTCACTTAACTTTTTAGTATACTCATTACCCTTGTCATCTGTAAGTTTAACTTCATAATCACCACCTTCACCCATTTTGGCAATATTGGCAAGATATTGTTTATCTTCCTCTTTGATATTCAAACCAGCCATATTAACCGCCGAAAGTCTTTGGTCTAACTCCGCAGCCGCAAGTCCCATTTTTGACATTTCTTTCGCACTAACCCCTGTTTGTTTTTCCATTTCTTTTAATGTTAAAACTCCTTGAGGATTAATCTTGAATGTTTTTGTCTTTTCGTCAAAATAAGTATATTGTTTTGCAACATCCGCTAAACTATCTTGTAATCCTGATGGGTCATTAATAGACATATTCATTAATTGGAATGGGTCTGCTAAATTACCCGCGGACACACCTAATCTTTGAAAAGCAGATGCAACTTCAATTGCGTTCTCAGGGTCAAGTACTTTTTCTGCTAACGCAAATGTTTGACCCATATCAAATCTCAACATAGACGCTTGAGCCGCCATTTTAGTTAACCCCTGAACACCACCAGCAAATTGGTATCGATTCATTTGGTCCATATTCTTAGTAACATCTGCCATTACCGCTTTGGTATTACCACCAATACTACGAACATAGTTAACAGAATCTTCTAATTGTTTTCCAACTTGTTCAATCCCAACACCAACATCTAAAAAGGCGTTACTTAAACTCTCAGCACTACCCCCAACAACTTGGGTTGCTGCATAAAGTTTTTCTACATCTTCAGTGTTTGCAATAACATTACGTCTTGATGCATCTGCAATACCAATCATTGTAGATTGAACATCTTTCATGTCTCCCCCTAAACGAGCAATTCTTGGAGCGGCGTCTGAAATTGACTTATACATTTCAGAAAGTCTCTCTTGTCCTTGTCCAAAGGTTTTATTAAGTTCGACTTGAGCATTATAAGTTTCCTCAATTGTCTTACCTAATGTTTGCCATGTTACTGTCGCCTCTTTTCCAAGTTTTTGAGCGAACGTTAACGATTCCTCAGTTCCTTCTTTTAATTTGTCTTTTTCGTCTCCTGCTGCCATAATTTGAATGGTGTTTTAATATAAATACAAAAGGACTGAGTTTTCAGTCCTTTGAGTTATCTTCAATCCACTTATCTAATAAATATTTTCTAACAAATAGAGGCATTGCTTGAAAATCTTGATAAGTTATGTTCATTAATTTGTTCAAATAGTAGAATTCATCTATCTGTCCTTTTCTATAATCAGAAGAAAGGACGAAAAAAGTCAACCCCAAATCCGACATTAACTGTCATCTTTTCTCCTGATGGGGTAATTACAACTCTACTTAAATCTAATCTTGGTTCATTATCATTCATAAATTTTCTTATGAATTTTGAATCCAAAATTGGCATTTGTTCGACAAATTTGGCTATTTCTGCTTTATCAGTAGTTCCATTTACTTCTATAATCTCTTTTTGTAATCTCCAAGTAACTTTTGGAACTACTCTTCCTTTAGGATATGATTCTTCCAACTTACTTATTTCTAAAACTTCACCATAAGTTAATGGTCTTAATTTAACGGTTGCCTGTGATTTAGGTAGTTGTATAATAAAACTACCATCTTCATTAGGTATTTGACCATTAATAACATTTAATTCATCTAAAGGAACTGTTGCCTGAAATGATTTTCTTGTTGAAGGGTCGATTAAATTCAAATTAATCTCCGGTCCAAAACCAGTATTTCTTAAAAAGATTAAAACTGCCTCCACATCACCTTCTAACATATCCTCAACTTTTAAGTCCGGTTCATAGATTTTACTTCTTAATAGTGTTGTGGTCATATCATTTCCACCCCCCATTAAAATGTTTTCATCATTAGCCGTTAGATATCCTACCTTGATAGATTTCTTTTTGTTTTTATAAAATATTCCTCCCGACGGTAGTGGTACTACATCGTGTGGTAACGTAAAATTTTGTTGTCCGTATTCGATTGCTTGATTTTCCATATAAAAAAATAACCGTAAAGTTTATGTCTTTACGGTTAAATATAATTAGTATTGATTTTTTATCAACACATATGTTTTTATTAATATTAAAAAATTAATAAACTAATACACAACGGTCCATTCTTAATGACACACTAATATCAGCAAGACCATCAGTACTGTACCCTAACGAACCAAAGTCAACACTAGTTAAGAATGTACCATACAGAATCCATTTTTCAACCACAACTCCTGTTGGGTCTAACATCTCAAGGTCAATATCTTTCTTGTAACCCGCAGCATAACCCATACGACCTGTAACAGATTCAGCATGTAAACGAACCCATTCCATAAGTGCTTGTGCCGCAGACGGTCCAATTGGGTCTCTAAATTTAACAGGTATTTCATCCCAGTTAAATCTTCCCGCAACATAGGTTGATGTATTTAAAAATTGTATTTCAGTTGAAGCAATTTTAATTTTAGGTCTTGCAGTACTTTCTACAAACCATTCGTTAATCCCTAAGCTTGATGGAAACCTTAGTATGAATCGATTCTGTCTTTTCGGTTCGTAAGGAATCGGCATTTTCATCAATAAATCAGCCATATTATTTTAAATTAGTTTTTCTTTGTTTATTATCATAAATATATCCAAATGGAAAATATTTTTATTGACTTTCTGAATTTAATTTATTATCATTATAATCCAGTCTAGTTTATTTAATTCTAGTTAATTTAACTAGTTTTTTATTTAATTATTTAATACTAGTTCTTTATTACTAGTTAATATTCTTTTTTTATTCCTCCTGCAGTTGAATAAGTTTTTACAATATTGTCTTCTTTGTCTTTGAAGTGTTTTTTCATAACTTCCACATTTCGAACATCATCATCCGAGAATCCAATAGTTGGTTTCGATGGTACAAAATTATTACTCACTTCTTTTTTAAGGAACGCCTTTTTGTCTAATTTTGAAGAGATATCTTTAATATGGTCCACGAATTTATCCATTGCACGAACTTTAGCTTCTTCAGGATTTGCAGCACCTTCAGGGTCGTTATAAGAAACAGGATGAAATCTACACATATCTAAATATGATTTAATTAATTCATCATCACTCATCTCATCATCTCCCGAAATACTTCTATATTTTTTTAAGTTTTTAATTAACTCATCTTTATCAATACCATTAAATCCTTCTATTATGTAATTGTAAACGGCTTGTTTTAAGGTATTAGGATTATGTCCTCGAGCGGTTATTATAGAAAAGATAGAACCTCCGTTAATCGCCTCTCTAAAGTCGTCAAACGCTGGTCCGAGCTTAGCTCTCATAGAGTCAATCAAAAAGTTTTTATCTCCCGGTGTTTGAAAGTTTTTAAAAGGTTCTTCACCATATCCTACAACAGTCTCACCATCATATTCAAAAGGTTCTTTTCCTAATTGATGTCTGTATTCGGCAAAATCATCAGTACTCATACCAATTTCATCACCGGATTCAGTTTTAACCATAATTTTGGTTGGCATATGAACTATGTTATCATCCCAATCGAATGCATAATATTTCATATCAGGTGTACCCTGCTCGTCAATTCCTTCTTTTAATGTATTTCTTTTCATAATTGGCTAAAAAGTGGGGACGAATCCCCACTTATGGTTTTTATTAAATATTCTCGAACGATGCTCCTGTTGGAGTAATGAAGAATTCAATATCGATGAACTCTAACGCTTTCGTCGGTTTCAAGTAAATTTTACCTGTTAAAGTATTTCTATCTAAATCCTCAGGTGAAGATGAAACTGTTACACGGAAATCGTATAAACCTCGGTCTCTTCTAATTGAGTCTAAGATTGGGTTAACACTATCTAAGAATTGTTGTCTAACGATTTGGTCGTTTTGTTCGAACAATAATCTTACTGCCACCGCTGATATCAATTTACGAGCTTGAAGTAATAATCTTCTTACATTCAATCTGTTAAGTGCTGTGTCAGCAATTTGTAATGTTTTATTACCCCAAATAACCGTACCAACATCTGAGAAAGTTGCGATAGGGTTAATTCTACCTTGGTAAAGTGTGTCTCTATCTTCTTGAGTCAACTTAACTCTCGCTTTAACAGAATTTACAAGACCTCTTGTGTAACCCGCTGATGCGAACCACGGGAATGCAATGTTATCGGTTAATGCTAAGTTTCTACAAACTTCACCTGTAGCAGGTAAATAAATTTGTGTATTGTTAACAGTATCTCTTGTTAAAATCCAAGGATAGTAAGTTGCAGTATAGTTAGAGTCAATTCCAGTATTGTCCAAGTTGTCAACAGCTTCTTGAGGATAAATTATATCTTGAGGGTTTGTTGCATCCGGAGTATACATATTATAATCAGGTGTTGTTGCAATATAAACCGAGTCAGCTCTTTGGTATTGAATCATATCAATCGCCTCTTCAACTAAGTTAGAGTTATTGATGTAATCAATACTTGAAGTTGCAAACACGTTAATGTTTGTTGCCTCAGGATTTCTAAACGTTAAGATACCAAGTAAGTATGCGTAGTAGTCAGTGTTAGCAAAATCTTGAGTATTGTTAGCAACTGTGATTCTCTTAAATAAACCACTACCTGTAGCGTTAGGGTATCTTGTAGAAGACGATGCTCCCGCCAAGAATCCTGATTGACCTAATTG